CCGGCAGCACCGGCGGGTCCGGCAGCCGGTCCGGATAGATGCGGTCGCCGGCGACCGCGCCGATCCCGGAATCGGCCTCCAGCCGGTCGACCAGCTCGGTCTCGAAACTCACGCCACCGCTCCCGGGTCGATCGCCTCGACACTCAGCTCCAGCCAGTTCTGGCGGCGATCCTCGGCGATGCCGGTGATCCGGAACGTCGCGCCGTCGACCAGCCGCATCTGCTCGGTCACCCCGGCGATCCAGTACAGCCGGTAGACCGCCGCGCGCACCGCGACGTCGTGGTCGGCGGCGTAGCGCTCGGCGCCGCGCATGTCGCGGCGCTGCGCCGGCACGGTCGCGAAGGTCGCCCAGGCCGGCACCGGCTCGCCGTAGGAATCGCGCGTTTCCGTCGCCTGCTGGATGACGATCTCCCTGTCGAGCCCGCCGGCGCGCATCGCCTCAGCTCCGCACGATGTAGGGGCCGACGAGCGCGTCGACGGCCAGCGGCATGGGCGCGACCGAGACGCCGACGGCGACCGGCTCGCGGTTCTGGTACCAGTGCGAGACCAGCAGCAGCAGCGCCTGGCGCAGCGCCTCGGGCACGGCGGCCTGCGTGTCGTCGGGCGAGGCGCCGGGCGTGCCGTAGCCGGCGACGAAGCGCACCGTCACCGTCTCCGGCTGCGCCCGCGTCGTCGGCCAGCTCTCGCCGTAGGCCGGCACGATGCGGGCGCGGTCCCAGCCGCCGGCGCCGAGCACCCGGTAGAGGCTCGTCGACAGCGTCTGGCTGGCGCCGTTCTCGTCGGTATAGGCGATCGACGTCACCGATTGCAGCGGCGGCAGCGGCGCGCGGATCGCGTCGTCGCAGACCGGGAAGCGGTCGAGCTTCATATCCCAGGTCTGGGTGCACAGCGCCCGGCCGAGCACGCCGTCGCGGCCGTCGAGCCAGGCGATCGCCGCCGCGGTCAGCGCCGCGATATGCGTCGCGTCGGCCGGCGCCGCCGGGCTGCCGAGCAGTGGCACGCGCAGCTGCGCCCAGACCTGCGCCGCGGTGACCGGCTGGATCGCCGGCGCGGTGACAAGGTGCAGGGTCATGGCGTTCGCAGCGCCTCGCCCAGCGCGGCGAGCTTCGCCTCCAGCGCGGCGACCCGCCGATCGAGCGTCGGCACGGGCTCGACGGGCGCGGGTGCTGGCTCCGGCTCGGGTCCGGGCTCGCCGGGCGCCGCCAGACCGGCGTCGACGAAGCGGGTCGGCGGGAAGCCGGCCGGCGCCGACGCGGCCGGAGCGCCGATGCGCTCGCCGAAGTCGTTGCCGTCCAGCACGACCAGCGTGCGCTCGAAGCCGACCTGGTTGACCGGCTCCGGCGGCAGTTTGGTGAACGATTCTCCGTCGTCCCACATATAGGCGGTGCCGTGGCTGTGCACGCTGATCGGGACCGGCCCTTCGGTACGGAGATTGTGCATCACGTTACCTGTGACCCGATGCACGAACAGGCCGGGATTGGCGGGATCGTCCATGCCGGCGTCGGCGATGGCCTGCCAGAACGCCGGATCGAGGATCTCGGGATTGGCAATCGACGGCCCGGCCGTCGTCATCGCCATCATCGGGTTCGGCGTGCGCCCGCCGCTCCAATCCTTGCGCCGGCGCAGGTCGATGGCGTGCGCCGTGGTCGGCCCGAAGCCGGATGGCCGCACGGCGTTGGAGAAATACGCGACCTCGAAGCGGTTGCCGACGATCTCGCCGCTCGCCGCCGCCGCAATGTCCAGCAAGGTCGTGCCGAGAAAGGGCTCGGCCACGTCCGGCAGGACGCCCGCCAGCCCGGTCGACAGCACGCAGCCCCACACGCTGTAGGACGGCGCGACGATCTTGAGCGCATGGCTGCGCCGGGATGCGCCGGAGACAAGCCCCTGCACGACGACGCGATCGCCATGGGCGTAGATGTTGTGGCGCGTGTTGCCGCCACCGCTCCGGAAGACGCTGCCGCCATAGACCTCGACCCGGTTGACGAAGGTGCTGTCCTTGCGGCCGGAGCCGAACACCATGCCCTGCGGCAGCGCGTCGCCGTCGCACTCGACGACGAGGATCAGGCCGGTGTCGGAGTACGCGACCAGCCCCGTGGTGTCGCGCACGTCGAGCGCGTGAAACGCCACCACATCGTCGGTCATCGTCTTCACCGCGGCGAGTCCCATCGGCCCGGTGATGACCGGCTTCGGCCCGACGCCGTCCTCGGCGCGGAACACGAGGTTGCCGCGCGTCTTGCCGTTCTGCAGCCAGAAGCCGCGCGGCAGGACGTAGGTCTCGCCGCGCCGGAACACGATCTGGCCGCCGTCGCCGCCGACCGGAAACCGCTGCTGGAAGACCGGCCACGGGTCGGTGCCGGGATCGACGATCAGGATGTCGTCGGCAAACGCCGTCTCGCCGCGCTCGTGCGTGAGGCTGTACGTCATGCGGCCCTCACCACAAAAACGTCGCCGGCTTTTTCTTCCATGAAATAACGGCCCCCCAGATCGGCCGAGACCTGCGACAGGTATTCGACCGTCGTGCTGGCCGCCGCGCCCATCGAATCGCCGGTCGGCGTGGCGACCAGCGCCTCGAAGGTGGTGACGCCGGAAACCATCGCGACCGACACGTCGATCTTCCACAGCTTGTCGTTGCCCTCGCTGAACACCAGCTCGTCGTTATCCCAGTCCCAGCACATGCCCAGCATGTGCGGCTGGCTGACCGGATCGGTGACGGTCAGATAGGTCATCGGGTCGTCGCCGAATACGCCCTCGACGGCGGCCGGCGTGCCGAGCATGTCGTAGACGCACCAGAACTCCAGCGACGCATCGTCGAAATCGCGGATATGGAAGATCGCCTCCTGGCCGTTATGATCGGTAAAGCCGATCATTTCGGCGGCCGGGCGCACGAGGCCGCTCGCCGACAGCGCCGTGATCAGCGTGCCGGATAGCGAAGGCGTGCCGAACGGATCGAGGATCTGGCGCAGCCTGTTGCTGTTGGACGACTGGAAGGCGACGCCGGTCACCGGGTTGCAGCAGATCGGCTCGGGGTTCGACGGCCGGTTGGCGATGTACGCCTTGCCCGAATTTCCGCCCGAAGCCGTCCACACCGTCGTCGCCGGGTCGTACCAGTGCTCGGTCAACGGGTTGCCGGCGCCGGCGAGCACGTCGGGATCGTAGATCCACGCAGCGCCCGGATGACTGTCGATCGTCCGGTTGAACCACAGGCCGGAGGCGACGAACTTGCCGGTCGCCGGGTCTACGAAGCAGTATTTGTAGCCGTGTCCGAGCGCCGGCCGCAGGTAGCCGTCGACATCGGGCACGACGATATAGGTGTTTGCCGCCGCCGCGCCGATAACCTGATGGCTGCCGCTCGGCAGGATGTTGGTGCCGTCGTTGAGGATCAGCCGGCCCGGCTTCCACGCCAGCCGCCAGTCCGTGCTTCCTTCGCGCGGGTCGAACACGCACCCCGAGGTGTCGACGCTCGCATTGTGCCCCTGCGTGCGCCGCATGACGACGCCGGTGCGCGGGTCGATGACGCCCTTGGTAAAACCCGCTGTCAGGCTGTAAGCGCCGCTGACCGAGCCGACGCCGCCGCCGCTCGGCGTCGTCGCCAGGTCCTGCAGGTCGCTGAACGTGTCGGCGTCGCCGGTGCCGGCCGCGCCGCCATACGCGCCGCCGCCATCGAACACCGCCTTGGTGCGCGCCGGCGCGACGTCGGTGATGGCGTTGGTGTTCAGCTTGGCGCGCTCGCCGACCGCCAGCCCGGCGCCGGCGTTCAGCGCGGCGACGATCGCCGACAGGCCGGTCAGCGCCGCCGCGGCCGCCGCGCCGCCGCGCCGCGACAGCGCCATACCTGTCGACAGGCCGACCATCGCTCAGACGCCGCCGACGATGAACGTCGCCGTCGTCGAGACGGCGGGACTGTCGTTCGACGTCGCCAGCACCTTCTTCGCCACCACCGGAATAAAGCTGCCGGCCGTCGCGCCGTAGAAGGTCACCTCGCTGTCCTGCTGCGTCACGACGACGACGTTGCCGGCGCCGCCGATCCACAGCCCGCGCGCCATCCGCGCCAGCGTCGCCGTGCCCGGCGTGATCGCGAATGCGTCGAGCCAGGGATCGTCGTGCACGCGGGGCCGGCCGCCCAGCGGGTTGCGCGGGTCGCTCATGTCGCTGTCCTTCCTGTCATAGTGTGGCCTGTCAGAGTGATGCGAGGACCGGCGCCAGCGCCGCCCAGCCCGCGCCGTCGGCGATCTCGTCGCGCCGCCACGCCGCGTAGCCGAGATCGGCGGCCCACTGCCCCCGGTCCGGCGTCGCCCGATGGTCCCAGTCGCGCGCCGCCACCGGCCACGCCATCGCGCCGCGGTCGGCCGCGATCGCCGGCACGCCGGCGAGCACCGCGTCGACCGCGCTGTTGCTGTTCCACGTCGCCAGCACCGCCGCGCCGGCAAGCGCCGCCGCGAGGTCGCCGTCCATAACCGTCGTGCCCGCCGGCGCCGGCTGGCCGGCGTCCATCGGATGCGGCCGGAAGCGCACCGGCAGCCGCCATGCCGCCGCGAGGCTCGCCGCCGCCGCCGCGTACCAGGCGTCGATGTCGACCCCGGCGAGCGCCGCGTCGCCGCGCACCTGGCCGGCGAGCAGCGCGTAATCGCCGCCGGCCCTGCCGGGCGATGGCGCGGGACGCCACGGTTTCAGCGCCCCGGCGAAATACAGTTCCCAGCGGTCCGCCGGCATGCCGGCCGGCCGCGCCGCGCGGCCGTTCAGCCCGTCGAAGCCGAGCGAGGTCCAGACGCGGCGCGCGTGAATGTCGCCGACGAAGCCGCGCTCCATCACCAGATAATGCGCCCCCGCCGCGCGCTGCAGCGCGTGCAGTTCGGTGTCGCGATGGCCCCAGACGATGGCGAGGTCGCTGGCCCGCCAGTCGCCCTTGTCGCGCCATTCCGGCCGGATGCCGTGGCGCGCCAGCCCGGCGGCGAACGCCGCCTCGAGCGGCGCCGCCCAGGGCGTGCCGCTGCGGTAGACGACCGCGTCCATGGCTACCGGCAGGCCGCGACGAGGGTCCGGCCCTCGACCCCCGGCAGCACCGGCGCGCGGCCGTCGGCCTGCCCGAAGCGCTCGACGACGGACCAGCCGGCGGCGCGCAGCAGCGTCTCGAAGGCGGCGCGCGTGTAGTGCCGCTTGTGCTCCGGCGCGTACCGCGGCTGGTGCGGCCAGACCGCCTCGTTCGGCGCGCTGGCGAGCAGCACCGGCGCGGCGGCGCGCGCCGCGCGCAGCAGCAGCTCCGGCCGGTCGAGATGCTCCAGAACCTCGAAGGCGACGACCGCGTCGCAGACCGGCAGCATCGTATCGGCCGCCGCGAAGTCGGCGTTGGCCCAGACGATCCCCGGCCGCCGCCAGTTGCGTTCGGCGAAGTCGAGGCCAGGCTGCCAGCGGTCGAGCGCCGTCACAAGATGGCCGGCGTCGGCGAGGATCGCCGCGCCGTAGCCCGAATTGCAGCCGGCGTCGACGACGTGGCCGGCGACCCGGCTGGCCGCCCAGCGGTAGCGCGCGACATGGTCGGCGCGCACATCCTTGATCCGCCCGTCGATGCTCAGCCGCCCGGCGACGATGTCGGCCGGCGGCGCGGCGCGTTCGCTCGCATCCATCAGCGCCAATGCTCCCGCACCCAGGCGACCGCCTGGCATTTCGCCATGTCCGGACAGGACCGGCCGTTGAAGAAGACGATCCGCGCCGACGCCGGCAGCCGGCCGCCGAGCGGCGTGAACGATTCGATGCCGCCGCCGGTTTTCGGCCAGCTCGCGCCGGCATTGCCGAGCGCGTAGCTGACCCAGCCCTGGTCGCCGCGCTCGAAGCCGGCGGCGTCGCTTTCCGCCGGGCTCGCCGCCGGATCGAACCGCCGCCACACCTCGGCGAAGCGGCCGCCGTCCATCAGCACCAGCGAGGTGTTGAACCGCGCGAGGCGGTCCGGCGTCGGCCGCGCCGTCTCCCAGGCGACGAACGGCTCCGGCCGGTCGAGCAGGGCGTCGAGCGGCCGGACGATGACGCAGTCGAGGTCGATCAGTACGATGCGCGGCCCGAACAGCGTCGCCGCGTCCGGATGAAAGGCGTAGAGCTTCGGGTAGTACGGCCCGAAGCCGGCGACGGCGGGCGGCAGCGCGACGATCCGCACCGCCGGGTCGATGCCGGCGGCGTCGTCGGTAACGCAGACCAGCTCGTGCGGCGCCGCCAGGTGGCGCGCCAGCATGCGCCGCAGGATGTTGACGTGGCGCGCCGTGTAGACGTAGTGCGCGTTCTTCTCGAAGGCCGGATCGTACCACTTGAAACAGACGACGCTGAGCGGCGTCATACGGCGCTCGCCGCCCTGGCGATGCGCCAGCACTGGTGGTCGTGCCGCTCCCAGCCCGGCAGCAGCCGGTCGAGCGCGCGCGCCACCTCGGGCCGGTCCCGGTCGTGGCCGCAGACGAACCCGGTCGGCCGCACCTTCGGCGCCCAGGCGAGGATGTCGGCGCTGGCGCCGCGCTCGGTGTGGTCGCCGTCGATGAAGACGAAATCGAGGCTGGCGTCCGGCAGCCGCGCCGCCGCGGCGAGACTGTCCATGTGCAGCACCGCGCCGCGCCCGGCGAAGCCGGCGACGCGCTGCTTGACGGTCGCCGCCCAGTAATCGAGATCGATGTGGTCGTAGCTGTCCCATCCGGGCTCGCCGGTATCGGGCACCTCGATCCACTGATCGACGCCGATCATCGACAGGCCCGGACACGACGCCAGCAGATGACAGATCGTCCAGCCGCGCTGCAGGCCGATCTCGGCGCCGGCGGTCCAGCCCTGCGCTTTGACCCATTCCTCCAGCAGCAGCCAGTGGGCGGTCTTGCGCCCCTCCTTTTTCGGCTCGCTGCGCCGCCTGCCGTGATTGATCAACGGACCCCCACTTTCCTGCCGTCCTCGTAGATTTGCCAGGCCGGTTCGTAGTCGGCGAGGGCGGCGATATGCCGTAGCTTCCGGGCGGCGAGCCACAGATTGTCGCCGACCGGGCGCTTCGTCGTGAAGTCGGCGACGATCTCGAAGCCGTTCTTGGCGACGAAGGCGCGGATCGCCGGCGCCGAGGTGACGTGCAGCCCGTGATTGACGTAGCCGGCGACCGGCGAGAGCGTCAGCAGGTGGCCGCCGGTCCGCACCATGCGCAGCGCGTTGGCCCATGCGTTGTGCGCGTTCCAGACATGCTCGATCGTCCCGAGGTTGACCACCGTGGCGAAGGCTTCGTCGCGGCCGATATCGCCGTTGAGATCGCAGCGCAGATCGGCGGCGTCCAGGTCCATGTCGGCATAGTCGTCGCCGACCCAGCGCGCGAAGTAATCGCGGCCGCGCGGATACGCCGGCACGTTCGAGCCGCAGGCGCCGAGCATCAGCATCGGCGCGCCGTAGTACGGCGCCCAGCGGTCCAGCGACGGCATGACATGAGGCTGCAGCATCACCGTTTCCCAACCAATGCCAGCACGCTCGCCGGATACTCGCCCTCGTAGGGGCCGACCGGCCAGCGCCGCATGGCGATGCGGCGAAAATGATCGAGCTCGCGCCAGTTCGCCGGCCACTGCGCCGTCGCCGCCGCGAACGGCTTGCGCGCCCACTTGAAGTGCAGGAACGCCGGCCGCTCGATCTCGTGTTCGGGCAGCCCGGCGATGCCCTGCAGATTCTGCGTCATCGGTCCCTGACGGTAGCGCGTCCGCGGCGTGATCCGGTAGACGCCGTTGGTCCGGCACAGCGGCTGGCAGCCGATCTGCGTCAGCGCGTCGCCGACGATGTCGGTGCCGGAAAACCGGATACGGTCGTGGCCGGCCTCGAACAGCCGGCGGATTTCGGCACCGGCCCCGTCCATCATCACCATGTCGCCGTCGAGCTTGACCGCGTGCGTCGTCGCCGCGCGGTCTTGCGTGAAATTGTAGAACGCCGCCGAGCTGCGCGGGTCGTCCGACGAAATCCGGTCGTGGCCCGGCCCCATCGGCCAGATCTCGTGCGGATAGTCGTAGACCCGCACCTTGTCGCCGTGTTCCGCCGCGAAGGCCGCGACGATCGCCGGCGTCGCGTCGCGGCAGCGGTTGAGCACGATCGCCAGCGCGTCGCACCAGCCGACGAAGCTCTCCAGCGCCAGCCGGCACCAGACCGCCTCGTCGCGCAGCCGCACCAGCCCGGTAAGCCCGCGCGCCGCCATCAGGCGGCCTGCGCCCGCGCCAGGGCCAGCACCCGGTCGTGAAACCGCCGCGTCGCCGCGCGCGCGCGCGCCAGCGACGGCTCGATGCCGACGAACTTCGAACTGTAGCCGAGTATCTCGACCTCGCGGCCGAGCCAGCCCGCCCACAGCGCGCCGTGGTAGCTGTTGGTCGTCACGCGCCGCGCCGAGCCGAGAAACGCGACGATATCGGCCATGCCCGCCGTATTGTCGAGCGTCGGCAGGCCGGTGCCGTAGGCCGCCGGATAGCGCGCCCGGATCGACGCCGAGGCGTTGACGAAGGCGACGGCGGCGCGCGTGACGGCGTATTCCCGGTCGAACAGCGGCGACAGGCACGAGACGCACGGCGCCCACTTGCCCGCCGCCTCGCGGTCCGGCGACCATTCGCGCGTGCCGACCAGGTCGAAGCCCGGCGGGTCCGGCCACGGCTCGATCTCGCCGTGCCGGCTCGATCCCGCCCCCCAGATCGCCTTGCGGCAGGCCGGCAGGTCGCGGCGGCCGTTGAGCCAGTTGACCATCGTCCCGCCGCCATAGACGACCATGTCGGTCGCCGCGACAGGGTCCGAGTAGTTCTGCACCCGCACATCCGGCCCGAAGTCGAGATAATCGGCCGGGCACGACGCCATATCGCCGGCGTTGTTCGCATCGCGGATATGGACGAAGGTGATCACAGCCAGTCTCTCAGGTTTGCCGTCGGGAAGCACGTCAGCGCGGAGCCCGGCGTGCAGTTCAGAACCTCGACGCCGGCTTTCGCCAGGTCGGGCAACATGGTCGCGAAGGCGTTGCGCCAGCCCTCGAGCTGGGCGGCGTGGGGATTGCGCCCCCGATGGTCGGCGTGCCAGTGCTTCTCGCCGTTCGGCCCCAGCTTCATGTCGTAGCCGAGCAGCAGTATCCGCGAAGCACCCAGCAGCACCGCCAGGTTGATCGCCTGGTAGCCGGAGTTGCCGCCGGTGCGCAGCCGCTCCGGATCGAGGCTCAGCCCGTCGGTCGCTTCGGGCTCGAACTTCAGGACGTGGACGTCGCGGAACTCGACGGCTTCGAGGCAGACTTTCCGTCCGCCGAATCCCGGCGCGTTGCCGGCTTCGCGCCACCACGTCGCGTCGGCGCCGTAGAGGATGTCGGCCCAGCGGGCGCGCTGGTAGGTCCCGTTGACGGCGATGACCCGGCAGGCGTCGCGTTCGCGGGCGCGTCTGACGTGTTCGACGTCGCGTTCGGCGAGGCTGGGTCCGGAGGCGATGCAGACGGCGGTGCGGCCGGGCCAGTCGCGCGGGACTCGCCAGCGGCCGCCACGCGAGGAGGGTCGGCGGGTTGCTCCGGCGCGCGCGCTTCGATTGCCGGCCCGGCCGGCGCCGCCGGTTCGGCTTCCGCCACGACCGCCTTGCGGCGGCGCAGCCAGCGTCGCGCCGAGGCGGCGGACAGTTCCCGCACCTCCCCGGCCGCGAACGACTGCTCGACGCGGCCGAGGTGATCGACGACCTCGGCCGCTTCGGTAAAGATCACGCGCATCAGACGATCTCGTCGACCGACGCCAGGTCGTGAGCGCTGGCGACGCCGATCCGCGGGAACACGCCGAACGCCACCGCGGCGAGGTCCGAGGTGGCGCTGGCCGGCGAACTGGCGTCGGCCGCCGTCACCGACAGGCGGACCCAGCGGTAGCCGTTGGCGACGTCGAGGTCCTCGGCGCGCAGGTCGAGCTTGACCTGCTGGTTCGAGACCGTGTCCGGCGAGTCGACCGTGTAGGTCGCCGTCGCCGCGCCGGTCACGTCCTTGGCCGTGCCGCCCGACGTCGTCGCCTGCTCCCACTTCATGCTGACCGAGCAGTCGCCGCCGAGATCGCCGATCATCAGCACGCCGAGCGCGGCGTGCCATTTCGCCATGTCGATCCAGTCGCCGGTGACCGTCGCCGGCGCGTAGGCGTCGGGATCGATGCAGCCGACCAGGCCGATGACCTCGGACGGCAGGCAGTTCGGCACCAGCACGCCCTTGATGCCGAGCAGCAGCGCGGCCTCGTCGGAGCCGGCCGTGCCGAGCGTGCGCACCATCTTGACGTAGCGGTGCCCCTCGGTGAGTTCCGACCGGCGCAGGTTGATCAGCGCCTGCTTGTTGTCGTCGCTGCCGGCCTTGGTCAGCTGGGTGATCGACTTGCCGGTGACCAGCGCGCCGCCGCTCGCGGCGACGGCGCTGTGCAACGCCAGGTCGAGCGTCGAATTCGACACCATGTCGCCGGCGAGCTCGACGGCGAGCAGCGCCTCGTAATCCGACATGTCGGCGTAGCCGCTCGATACCGCGGCGGCGGAATAGGCGTCCGGGTCGATCGCCGCGACGACGTCGATCAGTTCGGACGGCTTTGCGTTCGTGAACATGATGGTCCTGCCTCCTTCGTGCAGGCGAACGGACGCCCCCGCGGGAGCGTCCGTCGCGGGTCAGGGGATGCCGGCCGCTTACGCGCGGGCGGCGAGGGTGACGAAGCAGGACAACGTGTTCGAGCCGTTGGCCGGGGTGATGGCCGAACCCCACCACGGCAGACCGGCCATCCGCAGGATGAAGCGGAAGGCCAGCGTGTCGTAGTCGAACCAGAGATGCATCGACACGTCCTGGCGGATGCCGCCGGTCTTCATGGCCGTCATGTACTGGCGCAGGTCGGCGAGGATGATGTCGCCGGCATCGCCGAGCGTCTGGCACGCCTCGACCGGGACGACCGGGCGGCCCTTCAGGGTGGCGTAGGGCGACGCCGAGAGACCGCCGACCGGCATGTACAGCGGCGCCGTCGGGTTGGTGCCCGGCATCTGCAGGTAATCGAGCTGCGTCTCGATGTCCTGGTTGATCAGCCATACCGAATTGGCCCGGCACGGCGCGTACAGCCGGGCCCACATGTTGGAAATGTTCTGGCCCAGGATGGTATCGGCCGCCTGGCCCGATTCCTTTGCAACCGTCACCAGCGCGTCGGCCGCCAGGATGCCCTTGGGCTGGCCGGCCCCGGTGCCGTTGATGATCGCGTTCTGAATCTTGAAGTCGAACTTCTGCGGCGCCTTGCGGTTGATATACGTCGAGAGCGCGGGTGCGTCCTCGAGCAGTTCCTCGGTAACCGGGACGAGCGCCGTCAGCTTGTTCAGACGAATGTTGTCCTGGTCGAGCGCGACCTTCGACTGGCTGATCTGGCTGCCCTCGCCTTCCCAGTACGCCTGGATGCCGCCGCTCGACTGCCACGGCGTGGTCTCGTCCTTCGGCAGGGTGATCGAGTTGGACGAACTGGTGAGCTGATCGGTGCGCGCCACCAAACTGTCGACGCCCATGACTTTCTCGGTGATCGCCGTGCGGAAGTCCGGCGGCACGGCGAAGCCGCCGTCGGCGCCGGTTCCCTCGGTCGAGGTCGTGGTCGGCGCGTTCATCGTCAGCCGCGGATCGACGCTGCCCGGCGCGGCGCGCACGGCGTTCTTGACCGACTGGGCGAACTCGCCGAACGAGCGGAAGCCGTGGCGGCCGACATCGGCGGCGTCGCGGACCTGCGCCGGCACCTTGCGGCGCTGGCCCGGCGCGGCCGGTTCGGTCGCCGCCGCCTCGGCGTCGGAGACGGTGCGCCGGCCGGCCGGCTGGTTCGCCGAGGCCTCGATCGCGGCGAGCTGGTCGCGCCGCTCGATGTCGGCGGAGACGAAGTCGAAGCGCGCGAAGATCTTCTCGATCTCCGTCGCCTCCTCCTCGCTCAGCGCGCGCTTTTCGGCGTCGGCGCGGGCCTGCAGCGTCTTCGCCTGGTCGGCGAGCGTCACCAGCTCGTCGCGCAGCGCGTCGACCGTGACCGCGTCGTTGAACAGCAGGGCGCGCGGCGAGGCGGTCGTCGCGAGGAACGCCTCGAGCGCGGCCATGGCGATAACGGAAAGGGAAAGGGATTTGTTGTAGCGGGTCATGGAAAGCTCCATCGGTGGGAGGGCCGGCGCCGTCACGGCGCGGGTCACGTTGGAAAAAATCAGGCGGACGCCGTCCGCCGCTGGTCGAGGCCGAGGCGAACCAGCCGGGCCTCCATCTGGGCGATCGCCGGGTGCGGCGTGCCCTCCTCGGTTTTGCCCGCCGGCTCGTTCGTCGATCCGGCCGCCGCGGCGGCCTCGGTCAGCGATGCCGGCACGCGGGCGAAGGACGAAAGATCGAATTTGGCGAGTGCGGCCATCTCGACCTTTTCGGTCAGAGTATCGGCGAGCCCGGCGTCGACCGCTTCCTGCGCGGTGAACCAGGTCTCGGCGGTCATCCAGGCGCTGAGCGTCTCCTCGCTCGAGGTCGCCCGCTCAACATAGGTGACCAGGATCGTCTCGCGCACCTTGTCGAGGCTGTCGGCGGTCTTGCGCATCTCCGCGGCCGAGCCGATGGCGATCGACCACGGGTCGTGGATCATCATCATGCCGTTGGCGGCGATGCGTATCTCGTCGCCGGCCATCGCGATCACCGAGGCGATCGAGGCGGCGAGCCCGTCGATATGGACGATCTTGCGCGCGGCGTTGCGGCGCAGCACGTTGTGGATGGCGACGCCGTCGAACACCGAGCCGCCGGGCGAATTGATGTAGACGTTCAGCGTGTCGAGCGCGCCGAGCTTCTTCAGATCGTCGGCGAACGCCTTGCCGGTCGTGCCCGACTCGGCCCAGCTCTCGCCGATGACGTCGTAGAGATAGACCTCGCCGACGCGGTCGCCGGCCGCCTTCACCGCGTAGCAGGGCCGGTCCTTGACCGGTCGGAACGGAATCACCGGGCCGTTGAAGGCGCGCAAACCGTTGAAGCGATGCATGTCGTTCTCCCTCGTCGGGACGGGCGGCGCCTCACGGCGCGGCGGAATTCGTCAGATTCTGCGGAATGTGATCGCTACGGTGCGATCGCCGTCATTTTGCGTAACGGTGCACTCCGGCATGTAAAGCGGTGCCTCCATGTATAGCTCGAGCGGCTCGAACATCGGCCCGCAAGCCGTGTAGTGGAATTTCCCGCTTTCGGCCATAAACTCGCATCGAAGGATGATCATGCCGGCGAATAACGCCGCCACCTCTGAAAATTCTCCGTCGTCGATCACATCACGCGGTACAGAGAAACGACCGTAGCGCCTTTCGTGGAACGCATGAACGGTCGATTTTTCCTTGGTCTCGACTTCCAGAACCATCATACCGTCTCCTTGCCGATCAGCGCGGCCAGTTCGGCCGCGATCGTTTCGGCGCGCACCGTCTGGTCGAACGCCGGCCCGGCATTGCCGAAGGCGGCGGCGTAGAGCGCGCTCTCCTCGTCGAGCCGGCGCGCCAGCACGGCCTGCGCCGCCGCCGTGTCGAACGGCCGGCGCAGCAGCTTGACCGCGTCGCCGACCAGGTGGCCGACATAGCGGGCGTGCTCGGCGGCGTCGGCGGCGAGCGCCGCCGCGAAAGCCTGCGAATCGCCGGCCGCCTCGCGCGCCTGTTCGGCGACGCGCGCGCGCCGGCGCGACGCCCGCAGCATCGCCATGCGGAACAGCGCCAGCGCCGCCGCCTGTTGCAAATTGTCCGGAACCGGCATATCGGCGCCGATCTTTTCCAGGGTCGTCATGTTGACCTGCACGGTCAGCTTGTCGCCGGCCGGGCCGAGCCCGTTCAGCCCGCGCTTGCGGCGCACCTCGTTGCGGCTCTCGATGCCGTTCTGCACGAGGATCGAATCGGTCTCGGCCTTCGACTTGGCGTCGCCCTCGGCCAGCCATTCGAGGTTGATCCGCGTGCGGATGCCCGGCCACGGCCGCAGCAGCTTCCAGTCGGCCTCCTGGCGCGCCCGCTCGGCCCACGGCGTCAGCGCGTCGCGCACGAACTCGATCGACTGGTGCTCGATGTTCGAGAAGGTCGAGCGCAGCAGGTGCGCCACCTTGTGCGGCGGCACGCCGAACCAGCGGCAGACCTCCTCGATCAGCAGGTGGCGCGTCTCGATGAACTGCGCCTTCTCCGGCTCGACGCCGAACGCCTCGTATTTCGGCGCATTGTCCATGACCAGCAGGCCGAAGGCGTTGGCCGAACCCTTGTGGCGCTCGTTGACCGCCTTGCGCGTCGCCTCGCGAGCCTCGTCGCTGAGCTTGCCGTCGAAGGCGAGCAGCCCGCCGAACTGCGCATTGTTGTGGTAGAAGCTCTGCCCGAAGCGCTCCGCCGCCGCGGCGTGCGCCAGCGAGCGCGCCGCCAGCGTCACCACGTCGAAGCCCGAGATCGCGTCGATGCCGGGCCCGTGAATGTGGAACACGTGGTCGTAGGCGAGCACCGTCTCGCCGCTCAGACCGTTGTTCACGACGACGACCGGCGCGCCCGCGTCGTATTCGAGCCGGCAGCGCTCCGGCGCCAGCGGCCACAGCGCGATCGGCGTGCCGCCGCGGGTGAACTCGATCTCGGCGTAGAAATTGCTCCAGACCGAAGCCTGGATGTACATCGCCTCCTTGAACGCGAACGCCGTCGAGTCCGGGTTCGGCCGCGTGTTCAGCAGCGTGTAGGCCGACAGGTTGCGCCGCGATTCGCGGTCGCCGTTGGCGCGCTCGCTGAACACGTCCCAGTCGCACGACGCCAGCGCCTTGGCGATCGTCGTCACGCACGCCCACACCGCCGACAGCCGCAGCGCCTCGTCGGGCGTCATGCGGATGCCGCCGAGATCGGCGCGCGGCAGCCAGATCGTCCGCTCCGCCGACCGCTCGCGGTCGGGCGCGGTCCGGCGCGCCGCGAACAGCGCGCGCACGCGCTCCCACAATGGCATCGCTTGGTCTCCCCGGCGCCGGTGCGGCGATTGTGTCGTCACGCCCAGGCGACGAACGGCGCCGCGCCGAAGGCGCCGGCGGCCGTCGGATGTCGGCTCATCAGGCTGAAGGCGTTGAAGCCGGCGATCAGCGGGTCGATCTTCGCCTTGCCGGCCGCCTGCTTGGTGACCAGCACGGCGTTGCCGCGCTGCTCGGTCTTCGCGTTGCCGACGCACCACGCCAGCAGTTTCTGGTTGCCGTGGCGCAGCGTGCCGTCCTTCAGCTTGCGCTCCATCCCCCACACCGCGCCCGACAGCCGGTAGCCCTGGCTGACCGCGCAGACCGGGCCATCGTTCTCGTCGGTCGCGATGCCGTGCCCCTCCAGCGCGTCGACGATCGCCGCCACCCCCACCGGGTCGAGGCCGACGCCGTAGCGCGCCGGCAGCAGCCCGGCGGCGTGAATGCGCTCGACGATGGCGGCGACCTCCTCGATATCCTGCGTCGGCCGGTCGCAGATCGTCATCTCGTCCGCCGCCGCGAAATCGGTCAGCCGCGAGGCGATGTCCTTGCGCAGTTCGAGCACGTCGTCCTGGCACCAGGCGCGCGCCCACAAAAGCCAGTCGCCGGTCTCCCGGCAGCGCCCGAGCGCCGCCAGGCCGAGCAGGTCGTCGAGGCCGCCGCCGTCGATGCCGACGGTCACCACCTCGCTGCGCGCGAGCAGCGCGTCGAGCGTCAGCGCCGCGTCGCCGGCGGCGATCCAGTAGTCGGCGCCGCGCCAGCGGTCGGCATGCAGCGCCAGCCCGATCTCGACGTTGAGGTGCTGCGACGCCCAGCGCCGCTCCTCCTCCTCGCCCTTTTCGCGCGCCTCGGTGTAGCCGGCGATCATCTGCG